TTTTGATCAGCGATTGTTCTTGGTGTTTGATATGGCTCTCCTGTTGCAGGGTTAATACCAAACGGTGCCTCTGCAATTTGTAAGCCAGCTTCGTCATAAGTGCTTGAAGGTGTAAAATCTTCTTCAGCTCCTAAACCAACTTCTGCTAATTGCATACCACCTTCACCCGCTCCTGCATCTTCTAATGTTGCAGTGCCCTCAAATACTGTTGGTGAGATTGATCCAGTTTGAGGCAACATAGTAGTTGGATCTTGAACGTTTGCTAATTGAGCTGCTCTATCCTCTGCTGCAATTTGTTCTGCTAAACTGGCATCGCCAGTTGTAAACTCATTTACAGGTGTAACTGGTATCTGATTAAAATCATCCAACTGTTGTTGCGTAACTGGTATCTCACCTGGTGCTACAACAGGATCACCTGGTGCCCCTTGCACCCCGATACCTGCATCTATTAATCTTTGTTCTTCTGGTGTGTTTGCAGACGGTGTTACAAGAGTGTCAATGGCTCCTGGTACAGTCGCCTGACCCCCGTCGCCTGTGCCTCCTCCACCTGTTCCTGTGTCTGGTGTAGTTGTTTGTGTATCTAACAAAGGTAAACCGTAAGCAAACAGCTCATTAAGATCTGTTAAATAACTAAATTGTGTAGGGTCGTATGATATACCAGGAAAGTCTGCAATCGATGCAAGCAATCTTGGGTCGGTATCTGTCTGTGTTCTTAAACCAGATACATCTATTTCTGGATCTACTAGATCTGGATCTGTAACTATTAATGATTTTAAACTTTCACTTGACATTATGCTAATCCTCTTGATCTAAGTCTAATTGCTTTTTCTTCATCACTTAACAAAGCATTTTCTATTTCAGTTAAACCTTGATTTGTAGTTGTGTTTGCCGGTGCTTGAGCAAATAGATTAGGGTTTACATTTGCTGTGTTAAGTATACCTGTAGGCACTTGTGAGGTATCACCAGTAATACTTTCTGTATCTTGTGTTTCTTCTTTAGGAACATTATCCAACATGTTAAAATTTTCAAAAGATTTTATTGTGCCATCCACTCCATCTGTTATTTGATCTAATGGCAACAACTCTATAGTTTCTTTCATTAATTTAAATTCATTTTCCTCTTGTTTAGTTTGACTGTCACTAATCATCATGTCTAATAATTTTAGTGATGTTACTTTTATTTGATTTGCAGGAGTATTTGGATCTAATACTTTTACTACGTCATCAAGAATTTTTGGATTAGATAAAACACTAGCTGTTCTTCGCGCTAAAAGAATAAGAGGCACAGCGATTGTAGGTGCCGTACCAGTTCCAACAGTCATTACCGCTCCCCCTATCGCAGATTTAGGTCCTCCTAAAACAAATCTTCTAGCCATGAAAGAACCCACATCAGGAATTTTTAATCCTGCATGATTTTTAGCTACAGCAAAAAAATCATCTAAATTTTGTAAAGTTAATTTAGACCCTCTTAACATTGTCTCCATTAAATCTCTTCCAGCCTCTGTTGTTAGACCTAAATTTTGTTCAAATCTATAAGGATCAAAAGTTAAACCTACTTGATCTTTACCACCTTTAAATAAAGAATCATCATACGCTTTTTGTAATTTTGATCTAACAAATTTTGTAAATTGTTTTTCACCAATTAAAGATCTTAAATTAGCAAATACCTCTGGACTTGCTTTTCTACTTAATAGAGCTTCTGCTAATTCTTCTGCAGTAATGGATCCTGGTTTTTCAAAACCAGCAGAAAAAATATTTTTATCAACTTGTTTAAATTGAGATGATGGAGGTGATTTAAAAGTTTGTTTACCAGGTATTGGTTTTAATTTTACCCCTTCTTTTTTAGCTGCGTCTTTTAAAGCTTTTGTTATAATAGAATTTTCCAAACCATTTGCATATACGTTATCTGCAAATTTTAATTTATTTGCTATATCGGATAAAATTTTATCATCTATCTTAGCTCTTTTAGATTTACCCATAGGATAAACTTTTGTAAGCAAATTATCTCTATAAGACTTTTTAGTTAATAATCTTAGATCTTTTTCTAAGGCAGATTTAATACCAGTTAAAACCTTAACATTACCAGGATTAGTTGCTCCTGCTAATTTAATATAATATTTAACACCATCTATTAAAGATTTATATTGTTTTGCGTCTATGTAATCTGGATACTGTTTGCCTTTTTTTGCAAATTTATATAAATTATCTCTATTTCTAGGACCAAATACTTTTTCACCTGATTTTAAAGTTATAACTCCATCATCAACTAATTTTGTAAAAGATGCTAAAGAGTTTTTAAAATTTTGTGTGGATATAATTGGAACCTTTCCTAGTTTATCTACTGATTTATAGAAATCATCGTAAAAAAAACTTGATATGACTCTAAATTCATCAAAGGTAGATTTAGATGCTTTTGTCATATCTACGCCTAACTTGGTTAAAGTTACGTTGGGGCCAAAAGTATTTAAAGTATCAATCGCTTTATTGTTTAAAAAAGTTGCTTTTTTAGCTGCAGCTCTTTTTATAGGACCTCCAACAAATGGAAAAACACCTATAACTTGACCGTACCCTTTTGATATCATATTACCAGCATCACTTAAACTTANAGGNTAGTTTAATCTTTTAGCTGAATTATATAAGGAGTCATCTGCCTTACCAAAAACAAGTTTTCTTGTTGCTGTAAGTAACCCAGGGACTTTTGCAAAAAAACTTTGTAACACAGCTTCTCTTTGAAAATCTCCTTTTAGTCTTCCAACTTGTGTTGTAAAATCTGTAGGTTCATCTATTATAAAACTTTGTAGTATATCATATAACTGACCACCAGCAGAAGCACCAGCTACTCCAGTTGCGACCATACCTGGAGGACCAAAAGGTGCTCCAGGGACTGATCCAAAAATAGCACCCGTTGCTTCAAAAACAGGTCTACTTAAAAATATTTTATCTAAACCTTGAGCTTGTTCTGTTTTATTTGGGCCAGTTTCTATTAGTTCAGGAATTATTGTTTCAGTCTCTAAACCTTTTTCCACGTCGCCCATGTCTGGTATCACTTTACTAGTGTCAACCTCCTCTGTCTCCGTGGTGTCTATGGTATCTGTTGTTACGCCCAAAGCTTTTATAATAGCTTCTTGCTCCTCTGCTGTAGGAGTATCTCCTTGAATTTCAACTTGCCCTAAACCTTCTACGTTAATTATACCCATTTTTAATCCTTTATAGGAACTAGTTCACCGTCAACCACTCTAAATTTTTGATCTTTACTTAAATCTTCTTTAATACCTAACATGCTTTCATTAGATCTAATAAATATGTCCATTTCTCTTGCGACTTGTTTAATTCTATTAATTACTTCTTCTGAACCAGTTAAACCTGTTAAATTAATTATTTCTTTAGCTTGATTTATTTGTTGAACAGCTATTTTTTGTCCAGGATATAAAACTTTTGCATACCCAGCAGCCAAAGTGTTTTCTAAAGCCACTATGGTTGGGATGTCAGGATCAAAAATAAATTCTTTACCTATACCTTTTGGTAAAAATTCTTCTACATCAAAACCAAGATCTTTTAATAAAGTACCTATTCTATTTGCTCCTCGTCTTACTTCTCCTATACCACCAGTTAGAGTAGGGTCATTTTTAATTTTTTCTACAATTAGATTTGCTTGATTTTTTATGTTTTTAACATAACTTAAATCTTTCACAATTTATCTCTTTGAGGACCACTTACAACTTGACCCTCTATCTGTTTTGCATCACCTAAATTTATGGTTGTTCCACCGCCACCAATCACAAATACTTTATTAAAGTTGTTAGATCTAGGATCTTCATCTATTTGATAAGCTTTACCCTCTTCATAAGCTGGTCCTAATCTTTCTTTTGCTTCTTCTGCAGTTAAAGTTCTAAACCCTTTTTTAGGTGNTATATCTTTAAACAATAAAGATGCCATAGCTGCTTTATACTCATCAGTTCCAGGTATAAATCCNGCTGCTATTAATTTCTTTTCTATATCTGTTCTTGTATCTTTAGNTGGTTTAAGAGCNTGTCCCAANACTGTCGATACAGCTGCTGATTTTCTTTTATCTAAAAGAGCTCTTCTCTTGTCATCCTCAGATACAAATTTTTTATACCCTGCACCCAAAGCATCTACTAAAGGTGCACCTGATGCAAGAGCAAGGCCAACCTCACCGATAGGCAATCTTGTTTTAGAGACTGGTGCAAACTGATCTTGTAGTCCCACTAACATGTCTATGTTAGATCTAATCTGATCTTCAGTCATACTACCAAATCTATAATTTTTTCTGTCAACTAACCCAGACATGATACCTGTATTAGTAGACCCGCCTCTTCTAAACATTGGTCTTTTTAATATTCTACTCATTATGTAGTTTTTCTACCTCCAAAGATTCTGCCGTAGATATCAGCACCTGCTAACCCGACACCTAGTGCCTGCATTAAAGGACTAGGTCCTGCTGCTCCTCCAGCTTGAGTAGGCATTATTTCAACTGTACCAGCTCCAGGTGTTAATCCTGATATACCTTGACCAAACATACTTAATCTTCTTCTTGGATCTTCTACTGCCATAGCCGCTGTTTGTCTCGCTGCATCTAGTTCAGCTTGAGTTTGTGCCTGCTGTGCTGCACCTAATGTGCCAAGACCAGATATCTGTGCTCTAGCAAAGTCTTGTGCTGCACCACCTAAACCTGATTGAAGTTGAGAGATACCCATTTGATTAGCAAGGTCTTGTTGCCTTGCAGTCGCTGCTTGTTGGAAACCTTTTTGTCTTAAGTCTGCTAATAATCTTGCTCTGTTCATGTCACTTGCCGCCTGATACTCGGCTCTTTGCACACCTTCACGGCCTCCACCAAATGCACCAGGCACACCTAATGTTTGCGCTGCTAATTGGTTTTCTCTCATCTGAGCTTGTTTGTTAAACTCTGCAAGAGTTGTATCTATAACCTGTTGTTGAAAAGGTGACGTGTACGCAGTTTGTTGTGCTGCTGTCATAGGGCCAGTTAACCCTGCCGCTGCATCCGCTGCTGTCCCTGCTTTTGTTAAGAATGGCTGAAACGCTCCAAGCCCTGTAGTTGGATCTACCGCTTGTGTTCTTGCTGCTGTTTGTAATGCATCTTGTGCTGCAACTTTTGGTGCAAGTTCTGCCATACCAGCTTTAGTAATTCCAAACTGTTGTGCTTGTGCTTGTCTATTTGCAAACTGCTCTGCTGTCTCACCTGGTTGTTGTTGAACAGCTGTGGTAATTGTTGGTATGCCAGCTTGTCTAGATAAATCTGTTAAAAATGTTTTCTGTGCTGCTTCTACAAACTCTGGTGGTAATGTTCTTTGTTCTGTAACACCACCTGTCTGATAACCTATTCTGCCACCTTTAGCTTCTTCTGTTCTAGTAATGTTAGCACCCATTCCTGTAGTGGTATCCATCATCATAGATTTAGATGGTAAATTTTCAATTAAACTTTTTAATTCAGACATAGCTTCTTTAATATCCTCATTAGTTAATCTACCCTCTGGATTTTTTTGTCTTGCTAATTTTATAGCTAATTGTGCTAGTATTCCTTTTTCCATTACACTACTCTTTTCTCTAATTTTTTCATTGTATCATACATCCTTTGTGCTCCCTTTTCAATGCTACCGTTGCCTGCTCCTCGAACCGCGTCAGCTGTCATTACAAATTCGTTCTTAGATAACATAGCTGGTACGTCATCTGCTTTTTCTTTAATACCTACAGGTACAAATCCACCCTTGTCTCTGTAGTCTCGTTCCATGACTCCAGCTTTATTTGTTCTCATAATACCCGTTGGCATGCCACCCTTTTTAGCATTAAATCTATCAACAAAAGCCTTTTTTTGTTCAGGAGTCATAGACGAATATTCCTTATCAAATTTAAAATAATTATCAAAATAGGCTAACATTTTTCTACCGACATTTTCTCTTCTTCGTTCTCTATATTGATCATATGTTTCACCTTCCTCTTGAGGTGGCTCCTCTGCTAAAAATGCTTGATAGATATAAGTCGCTGCTCCCGATGCACCGCCAACTAATATCTGTTGTTGAACTATACTAGGTAAGTCTTTTAATATTGGCACATCTTTAAATAATCCAGTTGCATCTCTCATTGATTTTAAACCAACATCTTTTTTAGCATCTCCAGTAATTTTTTTAATAAAGTCTGTTTCTTTTTTATCTTTAGGACTAAAAAAATCTTTAACAGCAGTTGTTCTATCAGGGCTTAACGGAGATGTAAGACCACCTCTAATTCCACCGCCCATAATATCTGTTGCTCCACCTAATGCTCTTGCACCAACACCTAGTCCAGCTGTAGCTACACCTTGTTTAAACGCATCAGACAAACTACCTCTTTGATCAAATCGACCTATACCTCTCATTAATCCTGCAATCGCTGGATTAAATGGTGCAACAAACGGTGCAGCTTTAACGGCAACATCTGCTAATTCATTCGGTATAAGTTTTCTAAATCGTTCTTTTAATTTACTACCAAGACCATACTTTTCTCTTGGAACTACATTTGTAATTCCGCCTTTATTACGCAACTGTCTTGGCATTTTTGCTCTATTAATCATATATGTTAAATGTTGTTTATTTTAAAAAGGCAGGAATTTCACCTGAATTTACAGTATTACTCGTTTTTCACAAGTAAATCAAGACTATGTTGTAACCTCTCTAGGCTTAGATTGTAGGGCCGAAAGAACCACATGTAGTCTATTTGCTGTAGCTGCAGTCACTTTTAGTATCTCACTTTCTTCCAATACTAAAGGTGCTGATAATAATTCTATTGTGCCATTTGCTGATATGGACTTTGTCTTAAATAAGCTAAATACATTATCGCTAGTATCAGTGATGGTCACTGTAATTGTATCTGCATTTCCAGAATCTTCTGATACCAATATAGATTTTATGATAGCAGTGGTTGCCGTCGGCACTGTATATAGTGTCGTAGCAGATGTAGTGGTTAGATCTACTTTTTTATTTACAAATGAATTAGCCAAAGAAAAAAGCCTCCGCCTCTGCCTCGTCTTTTAAATCTTGTTGATACGTTGTGTTTAATTTTTGCACAATACTATCTACATCTCTAACAAATGATTGTTGTATCTGTTGATCGTAATCCTCTGCTGGTTGTGTTAATGCTTGTACTATTCTAGCCATTATGCTTTTTTAACTCCTTTAATTTTTTTCTTATTTAATGATGCATAAAAAACCTGCTCACCTTTTTTCTTACCATATTGTTTTTTCATAGAACCCATTATCTTTTTACCTTTTTTATTTAATGGCATTATCTTCTACCATCCGGTTGATAGTCTATTCTAAATGTTCCTAATTTCCAAAACTGACTAGTGCTAGTATTTTCTACTTTTAAAGATATTTCTCTAGCTCTGGCACGTGTGTCTATTTTAGTTGAGTTACTAGTAATTGTAAATGGACCTAAAGAAGAACTAGCTTTTGTTTGATTAGGAAAATCTTTTAAATTTAATGTTACCCTTGCATCACCTGTTTGTGATAAAAAATCTGGTATCACTCTTCTTATTTTCATCATAAACTCACCATCACCATTTAAACCTTGTGAACCAATGTCAAAACTACCAGACTCTATGTTTGCTGTAATAGCAGTTGTTTGTCCTCCTTTAACCTGATTTAAACCAGTTTCATGTTCGTAATATGTTGATGCACCATCTGTATTACCATGAACGTAGTTAACATCTGTGTCTGCTGTTTCTGCACTTGAGTCATATTCTGTTGCATGTGGTTTACCAAATATAGCAGAGTCTTCCCATGCTGTTCTCGCTAATGTACCTGTGGTCCACACTGGTCGCTCGGGACTTGAGTCTAGATAATTNTATGCTACCATCCTGTTAACAACACCAGAACCTGAGTTTGGATANAACCATATAACTTCACCAAACAAGTTATTAAGTCCTGCATTGATNTGTTGTTTAGGTGTAGTGTTAATATCATCGTAAACATGATCTTCAACTAAACATGGTAATGATTCTAGTTTACCTGTGTATCTAAAGAAACCATTTTCTGACATCCAATAAGCTGTACCATCAACCTCAACAGCTGCGTTCTGTCCGATTAATCCACAGTTTGTACCAACCTGTTGAAATGAGAATGTAAATGGTGGACCAACAAAACGCATAATAAATAATGCGGTATCAGTCCAAATGTAAATTGCATCACGACCTCTGATTGCTCCAACAAGTTTAGATCCATCTGCAAGTCTTTGTGTACCCGCAGTGTTAGTTGCACTTGGTGTATACGTATTGATATCCTCTTGAGAAGAGAATCTTATAAACATAGGGTCTTGTGTGGATTTAGTTCCAATCGTTGTTTCTGTTCCAAAAAATATTAAGTGACGGTCTGGAGTAGATACTAAACTAAATGCTGAAGCAGTCGGTGCTCCTGTTATAATAGTTGCTCTTGTGTTGTTTGCTCCTGTAGGATTTGAATCCCACTCAAAACTTTCACCGCCATTTATTGTAGCAATTAGTTTATTACCTAAATTATCTAAAGACCAAAGTCCGGGTGCAGTTACGATATCTCCCGATGCTGCAGCGTTCCATGCAAAGAAGTTTGATGCATCTGTTACTGTCGCTCCAGAGGAGTGTGTAGCTGCTGTTGTCCCTGATGCACCTCTTGTTAAACCAGATAAAGTCCCACTATTATCATTAGCTGTGTAAGTGATTAACTCGTTATCTACTAATACTGTACCTGATGATGGAAATGAAGATGAACTAGCCATTGTTAAACTTGTAACACTGGCGTTTATCGATGACGATAGTGTAGATGTGAACTGACCTGCTTGTTGCCCGCCCCATGATCCAAGACTCCAACCTGTAGATGCAACCTCAACTGCTGGTCCAACAGAATAATAATGTTGTACTCTTATACCACCGGATGTAGACGCGCCAGAACCAGACTCGTTAGAATCCATTTCTATTGTAAGTGTAGTATCTGTTGGTATTGATGTTACCATAAATTTTTTGTCATTAAAATCTGATGATGTAAAACCAGAGTTGGTTATAGCGGTGAGGTTATCTAATAATATAATGTCAAATTTATTTATATTGTGTGCTGATGCAAAAGTTATTGTTACAGTCTTTGATCCATTAGTTGTACTAAATGCATTTGTTAAAGTCGTTGTAGATTTAATAGGGTGTATGTCATAAAATATACCACCAGAGTATGCATATAAAATTCTGTTTGTCCCTAAGATAGCGTACTTAATACCTGACGTATTTACAAAATGGTGTATAGCAGTTGCTCTACCTGTTATCTGAACAGATCCTAATTGTGACCAACCACCTATTTTTTCAGGTGTGCCATATCTAAAACGAACATTATCACCATTGACCCATTGGCTTTCACCACCTGTCGATGTAACTTGTTTATTAAATCCTGGTGCAAATTTTACTTTTTGTAACATATGATTCCATTATAATACTATTTTACAAATGCGGGTAGACCTAATATAGGCCTTCCGTCAAACTTGTTTTTATCAGCAAATGGGCCATTCACATGATTATAATGTAGAAATACTTGACCGCAAATGTTACCCTCAAAAGGCTCTCGCCAATGTTCGAGTTCACAGCCACTATATACTAACATGTCACCTACTTCAAGCAAGAGTTTTTCACCTTTTGGAGCGTTTGGTTTATGTATCTCTTGGTATTCATCTACGACATTATTTGACCCTGTAGGGTCTATAAATATTGGCCAAGGATCACCACCTAAATTAAGTGTTGTTGATATCTCACAAGAAGGTCTATCTTTATGTCGTCTTAACTTATCTCCTCTTTTATAAGCTCTTACATAGGAGTACGTAGGTATTAAATCTAAATTTGTATGTTGTTTCATAACCGGTAACATCTTCATCAACAGTGTGTCCATAACAAAATCACCATAACATGAGAATGTATTTGGTATCTGTGTATCACCCCATGTTCCGAGTATCGGAGACTCAGCATGTATGTTGTTTTGATACATGAAATTAACCGCGTCTCTTTTTAATAAAAAATAATTAAATATAAAATTAGCCAATTCGTAGGGTAAAGCGTTTTTAATAATTTGATATTTTTTTGTTTCAAACATATTAGACTATAAAACACTTTTGCATGAAATTAAATGATACAGATATTCTTACATCATTAGATTGATTAGGATCAACACAATGATTTAACCAAGATGGAAACATGATAAGTCTTCCTGGTTTTGGGTCATAGCTTGCCTCTCTCCATAGTCTTTGCGGTGGTTTACCTTTTTTCATTCTAGGTCTAACCATTAATGCAACTGATCTTGGGTCCTCTACTTTTAATTGTCCAGAGTTTTCTGGTGCTTTAACATAATAGACACCAGACCATAAAGAGTTTGGATGTATGTGTGCTCTGTTCATACCACCTGGTGGATTAATGTTAGCCCACATATTACCTAAAAAAGGTTCACTATCTAAATGCTCTTCTTTGTATATCATGTGTTGTGCTTCATACAAAGCATCAGTTAATCTTTTGTACTCTGGTCTTACATGCATATCAGTTTCAGAGTGCCAACCTTGTATATTTGTTCTAGTAATACCTTTGTCTTGGTTAGACCAAGCAATAATATCTTTTTCTAATTGTACATTTAATGATGGATCGTTGTGGTCAAATATATAAATAGGTGTTGGAAAATGTAGATCTCTCATTTAAATGGTGTCCCACCAAACCACATTACTAATGATTGTCTCCTACCTTTAATAACTGGTTTTACCCTGTGTCTTATAAATGATGCAAAGAATACTGCATGACCTTGTTTTAGTTTTGCAATTTTACCTTCAGCCATCAACTCTAAATCACCACCTTCAAACTCAGACTCAGGTGATAATAAACAGGTCATGGATATTTTTCTAACAGGTGGTTCGTTTTGCATGTTAACATCATTATCTACATGCCAATCATAGAACCCTCCTTCAGGATACTCTGTATATTGTGCCGGTTCTGTAAGCTGCATACCCTCAAAACCAAAATGATTTCCATTAGTTGCTTTCATCATTTTTTCAATGTCTTTGTACATGTCAACCATTTTTTTAAATGGTATCCAACTAATGTGAGAAGTTCTAGTTTTAGTATCTAGCACACCACCTTTAATACCGTGTTTGTTTCCAACTTGTGCATCTTGTTTTGGCTCTGCTCTCCCCGCATCAATAATCATTTGACATTGTTTAGGTGTAAACAATGGTGCTGTAGTTTCTACAATATAAGATTTCCAACGTGGTTCAGTTATCATATCGCCCCTCTGTTTTTAATTGGATCAAACTGTACATCACAGTTTGCAGCTAAACTTCTTCTGGTTTCATTTGTGCCATTGAATGGATACACACAGTGTCTCATGTCATAAGGAAAAACATAAAAGTCTCTAAGCTCCATAGGTGGTTGATAATCTATCTTTGCAAACTGACCATTAGCTGCACCTAATATCTGCAACTTACCGTTTTGTGGTGTTTGCTCTGCTGAGTACTCTTTACCAAATGTAGAAGGTAATTTTAGTATCATGACACTTGATAGCCCTGTAAACAACATGCCTCTATGAACATGTGCAGGATTGTATTCATGTTGTTTCATTTCGTTAACCCAAATAGAATTAATATGCATATCGTAATCTCTAATTTTGTTAAAAGCTAGATAGTGTTTAAATATCTTTACAAAGTAATCTGTAACGTTTCTTGGAAGTAAGTTATGGTTTTTCATCTTTGTTTGATCTGCACCATGATAAAATAAAGAGTATTCATGTTCTATTTTACCTACTAACTGTTGATTTGCTCTTTCAAGGTTACGTATATTTTTTTCGTAAATACGATTAATTGCAGTAAAAATATCGAGTGGCACTTGATATTTTAAAACAGATTGACCTAAGAATACAAAATCAAATTTGATCTTTTGGTTTTCCATGTTGTGTAATTTGTTCTTTCTCTTGATAGCTTTGCTCTAGTTCACCAGATGCTCTAATTCTTTTTAAAGATTCTAATTGACCCATTACATTAAATATATCTGTATCAGATGAATTTTTATTTAATGTTTTAGCTTTTGCTGCATACTGTCTACCATAAGATTCTAACTGATGTTGATTAACATCTTTGTCGTTAAATGAGCCATCGTTAAATTCTTTCTTTAACTTAGACCACATCTTAATTTCTCTCATTCTATGTTTTGCAACTTTTTCCATGGAGGCTTTTGCAAATCTGCACTCATCTAAATCTATTTGATATTTAGTTTGTTTATATTCATCCTCCTCTTTTTCTACTTTACCCTCTAACCATTTAATCTTTGCTTCGTTTCTTCTATAATCAAATGATAAAGTCATGAGGTTGTCTAAGTATGTTGATTGTTCTCTAACACACTGCCAATACTTTGCAGCTTTAGTTGGATATCTATTATCTTGTAGTACAGAAAATCTTGCTTCTGTTTCTGTTCGAAACATTTGTTTCTTGGTCCATGTGTCTCGAAGCTCGTCCACCATACCTTTGAACGCAGATAAATCTTCTTGTTCTAATAAATTATTTAAATGAGTTTCCTCTTTTTGTATAATGTCTTTAACGTCTTTTTTCATGTCTTTCTCCATTGTTAAATATAATATATATTATTTAATACATATTACAAGATCTAACTCGTGGTAATATTAAGTGTTACTAAACCATCACCATACCATTCTTCGGTTGCAGTAAAAAAAGGGCTGTCTCCCCCACCAAAAGCTAAAGCTGCTGTATTTGTTCCGTCTCCTCCAAGATAAGCTCTCGCTGTATTCATCTGTTGTTCATTAGTCCAATTAGATCCATTCCAACTTTCTACATTAGCTAAAATAGTATTTGCTGGTTGTTTTCCATATCCACCAAAATTTAAAGCTGATGTATTATCCGCACCTGACCCTGCATTTTTAGCTGCAATAGTATTTAAATCATTTACTTCAGTCCAACTTGAACCATTCCAACTTTCAGTATTACCTATTTGAGCTGGAGTTCCTGGGCCTTGTCCACCAAAAGTTAGTGCTGATGTGCTTGTCCCTGCTTCTGCTAAAGAATTTCTAGCAGTATTTAAATCGTTTACTTCTGTCCAACTTGTACCATTCCATGATTCTGTTACTGCTGAAGCAGAAGGGACATTTCCACCAAATGCTAAAGCAGCTGTTGAAGTTCCTGCTCCTGCAAGGCTTCTTCTCGCTGTGTTTAAATCGTTTACTTCAGTCCAAACATAACCATTCCACAATTCTGTTACATCAAGTTGTGCAGTTCCAGGGTTTTCTCCACCAAAAGCTAGTGCTGCAGTCTGTAACCCTGCTCCTGCAAGTTCTCTTCTGTTTGTATTTAAATCATTTACTTCTGACCAAGATGTGCCATCATAAGACTCTACTATATCAGTTCTAGCAGTTGAGGTTTCTCCTCCAAAAGCTAAAGCTGAAGTTCGTGTTCCTACTCCTCCAAATTGTCCTCTTCCTGTATTCATATTAGCACTCGTAACCCATGCGCCTACAGCAATGTTTGCGTTCCATTCCTCTGTAATTGCTCCTACAGTTGGGACTGGAGAACCTCCAAAACCTAAAGCTAAAGTATTAGTTCCAGTTCCATCTAATCTATCTCTACCAGTATTTAAATCATTTGTTTCTGTCCAAATAACTCCATTCCAAGTTTCGGTTGTAACAGCTGCTGAACTTCCACCAAAAGCTAAAGCTGCATCTTCACTAGTTCCTGCTCCTGCTAAACTTTCTTTCCCTGTGTTTAAATCATTAACTTCAAACCAATTTGATCCGTTCCAAACTTCTGTGTTGGAGGCTCCATTTTTACCTCCAAAAGCCAGAGCAGATGTGTTGTCTGCACCTGCACCTCCAAGTTCCTCTCTTGCTGTATTTAAATCATTAACTTCTGTCCAACTTGTACCATTCCATGATTCTGTTAAAGCAGAAAAATTAGGTGATGCTGGAGGTATTTCTCCTCCAAACGCTAACACAGATGTATTATCAGCCCCTGCTTCAGCCATTCCTCCTCTTGCAGTATTTAAATCGTTTACTTCAGTCCAACTTGTACCATTCCATGATTCTGTATTTGCAATTACAGTTTGTGTTCCACCAAAAGCCAAAGCTGATGTTTGAGTTCCTGTTCCTCCTAAAAAATGTCTTGCAGTATTTAAATCATTGACTTCAGTCCAACTTGAACCATTATATTGTTCAGTTGCTGCAGTTGGTGGTGGGCCCTCTCCTCCAAATGCTAGACCTGCAGTTTGAGTTCCAGCTCCTGCTAATCTTTCCCTTCCAGCATTTAAATTACCACCTGTAGACCAAGCATTACCAATAAATTGTTGTTGAGCCTTGAGCTGATCTGTTGTAGTATTATACCAAACTTGTCCTGTTACAGGATTAGATGGATCTGAAGATACTACCTCAATATTAGTTCCTATTATTTCTTTGTATGTTGCCATGTTAATCTGTTGTTACCGTTTTTGAAAAAATTGAATCTCCATACCATTCTTCGGTTGCTGATAAATTAGGTGGAGACCCAGCAAAAGCTAAAGCTGCTGTTTGAGTTCCCGATGCTCCTAATTGATTTCTTGCAGTATTTAAACTATTTTCATTGGTCCAATTAGTTCCATTCCAAGACTCTGTTGCTGTTGTAGGAGATGGAACTTGTCCACCAAAAACTAAAGCAAGTGTTGATGTTCCTGATGCTGCTCCGTTAGATCTACCTGTATTTAAATTGTTTACTTCTGTCCAACTTGAACCATTCCAAACTTCTGTTTCACTTGATTGACTAGGGCCACCAGTAGATAGTGCTGCCGTGCTAGTTCCATTTCCTGCTATAACATTTTTTGCTGTATTTAAATTATTAACTTCAGTCCAGCTAGAGCCATTCCAACTTTCAGTGTTATTAACTGTATCAGCTCCTGGGGTTTCTCCACCAAAAGCTAATGCTGCTGTGCTATCTGCACCAGCACCTGCAAACTGTCTTCTTGCAGTATTTAAATCATTAACTTCAGTCCAACTAGAGCCATTCCAAGACTCTGTATTATCTACTACAGGCTGTCCACCAAATGCTAACGCTGATGTTGAAGTTCCATCTCCTCCAAAAGAACTTCTTGCAGTATTTAAATCATTTAATTCACCCCAAGCCGTTCCATTATATAACTCTGTTGCTCCTGTTACAGATCCTGTATTTCCCCCAAAACCTAAAGCAGAATCTCTAGTTCCAGCTCCCTCTAAACCAAATCTAGCAGTGTTCAAACCGCTTGCAGTCACCCACGCACCATGTCCAAAGTCTGCGTTCCATTCTTCTGTAATTGTTTTTGCACTAGGTGAACCAATAGATAAAGCAGCCGATCCTGTGCCTGTGCCAGCATTTAAAGATGTTGTTACATTTAAATCAGATGTTTCAGTCCAATTAGAACCATTCCAAGCTTCTGTGTTTGCTATATCTGCTGTGGTAAAACCACCAAATGCTATGCCATCTTCTGTAGTTCCTGCACCTCCTAATGTGCTTTTAGCAGTATTTAAATCATTAACTTCAAACCAACTAGTTCCATTCCAACTTTCAGTGTTTGCCACATTATTTGGATTTTGGCCACCAAAACATAATGCATCTGTTTGAATTCCAAGTCCACCAGCTTTTCTTCTACCTGTATTTAAATTGTTTACTTCAGTCCAGCTGCTTCCATTCCAAGTTTCTGTATCAGCTATCCCATTGTTTGGTGGCTCACCGCCAAATGCAATTGCAGAAGTATTAGTAGCTCCTGCACCATTAAAAGAATCTCTTGCCGTGTTTAAATCATTGACCTCTGTCCAACTAGTTCCATTCCATGATTCTGTTTGTTGATTTGGAGATATTGAACCCCCATATGCTAAAGCTGAAGTTTGTGTACCATTTGATCCAAAAGAGTTTCTAGCAGTGTTCATATCGTTTACTTCAGAATAACTTGAACCATTATATTGTTCAGTCGCTGCTGTGTTCGGTGGAACATTACCACCAAATGCAAGTCCAGCCGTTTGAGTGCCTGCTGCACCTAAAGCTATTCTTCCTGTATTTAAACTACCACCAATCGACCAAGCAGTAGAATTAGTAGTCGCATAAACACGAAGACTAGCTAATTCTTCATTATACCATAGCTGTCCTACATACGGATTGTCAGGATCCGATTCATAGTTCTTTACCTTACCACCATGTATCTCTTTGTACTCAGCCATTGTTCTCCTTATTACTCAGTCAATGTTATGTCAGCTGGCCTTGTACCTAATCTCTCATTTTTATCGTCCGCACTTTCACCACTTACATTATCGGCATCCCATGCATTTTGAGCCTTGGTAACTTCAGCACTAACAATAGTCTGAGCTTCAGATAACGTTTTAACAGTTCCGTTTACTTTTGCAATCCAAAGGTTTGCATGTTTGTTGTAAGCGGGAACTTGCCAAACATCACCAGGAAAACCTTTGAAAGTAATTTTTATTGATTCAACGTGATCAATAAATCCTTTTCCCCAGTTTTCTGCTACACAGTATTGATATGTTTTTGCCATAGTTGTCCTCCTTAATCTTCTGTTGTTGTTAATGTTTCTATATATAAACCTGTTCCGTACCACTCTTCGGTTAAATTTCCTACTGGAACTATAGGATCTCCTCCAAAAACTATCGCTGCAGTTACAGTTGTTCCAGTACCCGCAGCTTGATTTCTTGCTGTATTATTGTTTTCTTTGTTACTCCAATTTGTGCCATTCCATTCTTCAGTTTGAGTAGGGCTACCTGGTTGATTACCTAACATCGCTAATGCCGATGTATTATTTGCTCCTGCACCATTAAGAAATCTTCTAGAAGTATTTAAATCATTAACTTCTGTCCAACTACTTCCATTCCAAGACTCTGTTTTTGCTGTACCTGGAGGTAATTCTCCTCCAAAAGCTAATGCTGATGTTGCAGTTCCTGCAGTTCCAAATTGCCTAACTGCTGTGTTTAAATCATTTACTTCAGTCCAAGACGAGCCATTCCAAGATTCTGTTTTACTTTGTGATCCACCTGGATTTAATTCACCACCAAGTGCTATCGCACTTGTATTATCTGCACCAGCATTTCTTATATGAACTCTACCTGTATTTAAATCATTAAGTTCAGTCCATGTATATCCATTCCAAGATTCATTTTTTGCTGATGAACCATCACCTCCAGTTAGTAAAGCAGATGTTTGACTTCCATTACTTCCCGCAGAGCCTCTTGCTGTATTTAAATCGTTTACTTCAGCCCAAGCCGTTCCATTATATAATTCTGTAATTGCAACAGGATCTGATCCATCATAACCTCCAAAAGCTAAAGCAGCATCACGAGTCCCAGCTCCTCCATGTTCTTTTCTTTTAGTATTCATATTAGCACTCGTAACCCATGCTCCAACGGCTACACCTGCGTTCCATGCTTCTGAGTCAGTTGGACTATTACCAGAAATTGCACCACTACTTGCTAAAGCTTTTGTTGATGTACCAGCTGGTGCAGTTGTATTTCTTGCAACAGCTAAATCATTTTGTTCTGACCAACTAGTTCCATTCCATAATTCTGTTTTACCTGTTCTACCATTATCAACTCCACCAAAACCTAAAGCTGCTGTTTGAGTTCCAGCACCAGCAAGAGTGTGTCTACCAGTATTTAAATCTCCGACCTCTGTAAAACTAGTGCCATTCCATGATTCTGTTTTATCAAGAAAAGCAGTTCCTGGATTTTCTCCACCAAAAACTAAACCAGCTGTTGCTATTCCACATGCTCCACCTTGTCCTCTTGTATTGTTTAAATCATTTACTTCAGTCCAAGAACTTCCATTCCAAGACTCAACAATAGCTATTCTTCCAGTTGATGCAATTCCACCAGCTCCTATAGCTGACGTGCTATCTGCACCAAATCCTGCAATATTAAATCTTGCAGTATTCAAATCATTAACTTCTGTCCAGTTAGTTCCATCCCATGATTCTGTTACAGTAGTAGGATTAGTTCCATCATAACCACCAAAACCTAAAGCTGATGTTTGTGTTCCAGCATTTCCTTGAAATATTTGTCTTGCAGTGTTTACATTATTTACCTCAGTCCATGAGCTACCATCAAATAATTCTGTATTAGCTGTGCCTTCTCCAGTAAACACTATAGCTGCAGTTTGTGTGCCCGCACCACCAGGTAAAGCTCTACCTGTATTTACAGGTGCAACAGATGACCATGCATTACCATAAGCCTGTTCTTGATATCTAAACTCTGCAGTTGTGCTGTTATACCAAAGCTGTCCTTTAACAGGATTGTCTGGATCTCCAGCAACGGTTTGAACTGCCGTTCCAATGACTTCTTTATATTCAGCCATGATTATTTAGACTTAAACAACCAACCTTGTGTAGAGTCTGTGAACACTAGTGTATTGGCTGCCCTTTCTACTGCAATTGTTAAATCTGCTTCAGCACCAAGAATCTTACTTGAGTTTCTACCAATAGTTAAATTATTAGTGTCAAAAGTTCCTGCGTAATCTATAAATGAAACCTCATCACCAATAGAAGGTGAGGCAGGTAGAGTTAAAGTAAATGCACCACCTGATGTATTACAAAATACACCTTGACCAGCTGAAGCTGTGAAATTTGAAGTTTTAACTGCTTGCCAAGAAGTACCACCACCAATATAAGTTTTAATTCTAGACGCTGCAACTTTTCTGTTAGTTCCACCTGCACCATCATCGACTATAAATAAATCTGCATCTACAATATCAGCGCCAATATCTGTTGCACCATCTATATCTAAATCTGCAACTGCAATACTTCCATCTGGAAATACTGGTGCTTGTGAAAATGTTACCACACCATTTGATGCGATAGCTATTGCATCTTTATCAGATGCAGAACCAATATTACCAGCATCAGCAATAACTATACCTGCATTAAATATAGCTTCACCTGCAGCTGACATGTCTAATGTTAGTGCAGTTATATCTGAAGCATCATCTGTACCTTTAAATATAATATCTGAATCACCAGCTTGTGCATCAATTGTTATGTTACCAGAGGTAGTTGTTAAATTAACTGCTGCATCTCCAGCCGATATGTCATCTGCTGCCGAAGATATACCTGTTTGAAAATATGTTTTAAATGTAGCGGCACTAGTAACACGCATCGTGCCACCATCATTATGAATAATACCATCACCATCAGCGATTGCCGTAGTTCCAATTGTAGCCCCACCATCTATTAAATTAATTTCTGCTGCTGTTGCAGATATAGCTGTGCTATCTATGGATAAAGCATCAGTTTCTAGTGTACCATCAACATCAACGTTACCAGATATATCAAGAGATGCTGCTATTAATTGATCAACTTGTAAATCCTCATGTGATGAACCTAATTTTAATTCAAACTTAGGACCTGTAGTATTGTATGTGAATGTAGCGTCATCACCTGAACCACCCTCTATTGTAATACCCGCACCATTAATAACTGCAGAAGTGCTATTGCCAGTATCTAATACAATATTATGATCATTTAAATTAACTGTAGTTGAGTTTACAGTGGTTGTTGTGCCTGATACTGTGAGATCGCCTGTAACAGTTAAATTGTCTGCTACAGTTACTTCAGAAGTGCTGTGACCTAAAGTTATTGCAGTGCCTGATATACCTGTACCTATCGATACAGACTCACTGCTGTTAGCCGTATCTATAATTAAATAAGCATCTGATCCTTGTTTGATTGTAAGTGCAGTCGCTGAGTTATCAGAAACCGCTATGTTAATATCTGTTGCATCCGCACTAATAGAATCAAGTGCTATGTCTCCTACGTTAGTTATTGCATTATCATTAAAAGATGTAGCTCCTAAAGATATGGTCCCTGTTGCAGTTAAGTTACTAGAACCTATGTCTATGTTACCAAAACCACTAGAGATAGAACCACTGTTTAATGCACCTGTAGTCACTAGGTTTGACATTGCAGTTATTTCATCATCAAAGTATGCAGCTAAATCTGTAACTGCAACTTGTTTCATTGTGCCACCATCGTTTAGTACAACCCTGTCTGCGTCTGCAACTGTAGTAGATGTGGCGGATGTATCACCGTCTAGTATGTTTAATTCTGCTGCAGTCGATGTTACGTTAGTGCCACCAATATCTAATGTTGTTACAGAAATTTCTCCTGCAACCGTTGCAACACCATTAGCTAGTGTAATTAAATCAGTATCATCTGTATGACCGATTGTTGTGCCATTTACAATTACATTGTCTACAGTTAAAGTTGTAAGAGTACCAACCGATGTAAGGTTAGGCATCGCTGTAATTTCATCATCAAAGTATGCAGCTAAATCTGTAACTGCAACTTGCACCATGGTACCATTGTCATTTAATACAACTCTATCAGCGTCAGCAACTGTTGTAGATGTAGCTGACGTTCCGCCATCAACGATATTTAATTCTGCTGCAGTTGAATCAACTGCTGCAAGTTTTGTTAAATCTGCTTGTACTAATCCTGATACTCCATCTAATAAATTTAGTTCTGCTGCAGTCGATGTAACTGCTGTGCTTCCTAAAGTTAAACCACCATCAGGTATAACAACACTGCTACCAGACTGCGCAGTAAAAGTATTTGCAGTAAATTGAAAATCATCTGCTCCTGCAATTCTAATATCTATTTGATCGTCTGTATCTGCTGTAATACTTGTATCAGCATCAGCATCTAAAATTAATTCTTTACCATCAAGATCAGTTCCACCACTAAATCCTGCATCAACAATATTCGTTCCATCCGAATAAAATAATTTTGTAGTTTTTTCTGATACACCAAAAGTTACGCCAGTCCCTGACACAGTTTTAAATTGAACAGTAAATGCACCTGATGTGCCGTTAGTTACAATATAAACTTTTTCTATAGAATCTGGTACAGTTACAACTTGATTACCTGTAATTGTTCCTGTTAACTTTATAACTGCATGTCTTGCAACAGATGTTGACTCAGTCGTATCACCATCTGTAATTGATAAAGTTGTTGTTTGTGCACCGCCGGCAATGGATTTTTCTACATAACCAGCGATTGCTTTCTCTACAATTTGTAAATTAGTATTAGTTTTTGTCCCCCATGTACCGGCATTTTCGCCGGTTGCCATTAGTTCTATACCCAGATCTGAAAA